CGGCCATCCACACGGTATGGCCGCAATCGAGTACCATTTCAAACCCAATGCCATCCTCATCTGGCACACTAGTGCGCACGTCGCGCAACTCGAGCAACGCATCATCCACGATCGGACTGTTACCCACCATAGATTTCGCCGGCCTCACGTTGGACGCATTGCATCTCGAGCCACTTATCCGCGTATCCCACGTTTGTTGGCGGCCCGTCGATTTCGAGGTAACGACTTTGCCAGTAAACGCGGTATGCGGCCGTGATCGATGGTTCATACCGGATGGTGACCAGATAGCGCACGCGTTGCGCGGTTTGTTCCTGCGATGCGGTTTCCGAGCTGCTCATCATGCGCACGTTGGCCGGCGTATCCGGCTCGAGGTTGGCCGGCGGCACCTCACGGCTTCCGCCTTGCCCATCGGATATCAACTCGGGCAAAAACAACGCCACCCACTCGGTTAATTCGGAAACCCTCATGCGTGCGGCCGATTCCCCAACCATTCGCAAATGCGTTGTTCGTCGCCAGAAGTGAGATTGTAGAAACGGAACGCGACACGCTGTTTTTCCAAGGCGCCTTGCTTGTCCTCGCCAATTACAAAAATCTCACCCTTGACGCGATCTTTGCCGTTTTCCTCATCATGAAACGGCTTGAACGCTTGCATGTAAACCTTTGTGTACCCCATAGCCTATTGCCGCATTTCGATTTGGTACGGCCGCCACAAATCACGCACACCATCCGGCAACGCTTGGCCCGAGCTTGCCGCATACCGTGATTCCCTTTCGCCGGCCCGAGCCTCGTACAACGTGGTGGCGTATTCGAGGATTCCTTCAATCAAGGCATCGGGTACCGCGGTTGGATCATCCCCAAAACCCGATACGTACACCACGCTTGCGCGATCGGCCAACGGCGCCTCGAGCGTTACCACGTCACCCTCGAGCGTATAACCGCTTGCCGGCACCACATTGCCATCGGCATCCGTTACCGAGTCCACCGTTTGCACATTGCCGCGCGGGAGTATCATTGCGCCGGCCTCGGCGCCGGCGGCCGGATCCGTTACGAACGTGGCCTTGATCGTCTGCGATAAAAGCGATAGCCGGCAAAACTTCTCACACCGTTGCGTTGCGGCTTTCAGTTTGCGATCTATCAATTCGGGTTGCTTCTGAACCGTGGCGCCATTCAACCGGGCATGATTAATGTATTCTTCCGGTGTCACGGGTAAGCCCACCGGCGGCACCACCACGATGTAATTGTCAAACCTCATCGCTTCTTTGCCTTTTTCGCCGGCTTCTTTTTGGTCGCCGGCGGTTTGACCAGGCGTTGGTCCCACGGTGATAGCGCGGCGCCTTTATTCTCGGATGGCGTAATTGCCTTATTTTGCGGCGTAATCTTCGGCTTCTGTTTCATGCGTCAAAAAGACCCGAGGCGACTTCGCTTTAGCGCGACCCCTTCGCCTCGGGTTTCCAATGACTGAACCAATCAACACCCTTGCTTCACAAAACGCTATGCTTTGTTTCCGCGGCGCGATTCACCCTCGGCCAACGCCTCGAGGCCGGCCGGCGTAACGATTTTCTCGAATGCGGCCGAGTTGTAAATCAGCAACACCAGTCTTTCTTCAATGAGGATGGTCAACATATTTTTTATGAAATCGTCCTCATTCTGCGCGGCCACTTGCACGTTTACTTCTTCGCGATCAAGCAATAGGCTATTGCCTTGGAACGCGCCCACGAGGCCACCGCCGGCGGCCATCTTGCTTGACTGGACAACCCGCACGCCCCATATCCGCGGTACGGCGCTGTAGTCAATCGGATTCGCGAATAGGTAATTGCCGGTTGAATTTTTGTACATCGCGAGTTTGCCATAATCGGCCGGATTTACCACGGCGCCATCGGGTGTATAGCCCTTTGCCGCAAGATCAAATACCGCCAACCCGATCGCGTCAAGAAGCGTGTTGGCCGGTGCCGGTGGCGTAGTTGCCGGTGGCGCGGGTGCCACAACGGCATTCTTCAAGAATCCGGTAAGTTGCGGCGAAACACCCGTGCCGTTGAGTAATTGGTTGTCCTCGGCCGCGGCAACACCATAAATACCGTTGCTTTCGATTTGGGCACTAAGACCCGCCACATCCTCGTATGCTTGCCGCGAAGCTTTAAAGTAGGTGGCGATTACTTCCACCGGCGCCGTGATTGGCGCGAAAGTCTTATCAGACTTTGGTTTTGCGGCGCCTTCCGCGACTGGGGCGGCCGCATTGGTAAACGCCGTTTCGCGCAAGTAGCTAACCGCGCCGGCCGTTGTTCTGCCTTGCGGTACCAACGTGCGCACGCCAATCAATGCCCGCGGCCCGGATGCAATCGCGGCTTGCGCTTCGGGCAACAAACCGGACAGGCCAACAATGTCTTTCAACCCGAGGCCGAACAGGCTACGGCGCAAGCTTGCGCCGGCCTTGAGTGTCATGTTGAAACCTTGCCTAGAACCGCTCTCGAGATAAGAGATAAACGATTTTTCCTCGCATATCCTCTCACCAAACGATTTGACCGGTTCCACATAGTTGCGTGTCAACTCGGCAACTTTCGACTCGAGCGTATCGATGCGCTTTTGTGCTTCCGCGCCATGCTTGGTTTGGATCGCAACCACATCCTCGGTAAGCTTGTTAAGCTTTTCGATTGTGTCCGAATCCGCTTTTCCAAGCGTCTTTACTTGGCCGTCAATTTGCGTGTACAGCCCTTTCATTTCAGTGAGTGCGACCAGAATTTTATTCTGGTCATCGGGATTCAGTGTAATTGCCGGTGCGGCCATTTCAGATAATCTCCTCTAGAAATTTGGTAAGCCTTGCTTCACTTGCAATGGTGGCAATTTGCGCCATCCATGCATCTTTCACGCCCGCGTTATCAGGATCCCCCCGATCACCGAGCAACGTACTGACATGGCTTGCGATCGTGCAAGCCTTGTCTTTTGAAAAGTGCCCTGAATCCCTCAGGAACGTTTCAAATTCCCGCGTAGTCATTCCCTCACCCTTGACGCCGGTGACCATCGCTCGAGGATTGGCCGGCACGGCCACGAAGGAAACTTCTAGCAAATCGATCGCGGTAAGCGTGCGGATGCGCCCGGCTTTATCCCACTCCGAGCCACCCTCGCGAATCATGTAGCCAATCGACATCTTTAACGGCGTGTTGAGTTGATGCGCAAGGCGTGCGATCGCGTAAGCGTTTCTACCCTCATCGGCATCTAACGCCAGTTGCCCGCGGATTTTCAACCCGTGCCCATCCTCCTCGGCACCCGTCGCGAAACCCGCGATTCTTCCGGTGTCATGCCCCATGAGCAACGGAAACTTACCCTTGGTTTCTTCGATCGATTGTGCAAACGCGCCGCGTTTGACAACATCGCCTTGCCGATCGGGTGTTTTACCGAACGTTGACGCATAGCCTTCAATTTCGCCCATCGCGTCAAGCTCTTTTATCGCGAAGGAAAACCCGCCTAGATAATCCATTGGTCCCTCTTTTACGTGTTGGTCAAACTGAATGCGGCCGGCACCACCAACCCACTAACGCCCGCGGTTACCGCATACGTGCCCGCGGTGGCGTTGGCGGTGGCCGTCACGCTTGCCACACCGCTTGCGTTGGTTGTCGCCGTACCGGCACTCAACACCGCGGATGCGCCCGAGCCGGGCACGTTATAGGTAACCACCATGCCTTGCAAGATATTGCCGGCGGCATCCTTGATTTGAACCGCCAGCGGTTGCGCAAACGCGGCCGATCGCGCCGCGGATTGCGGCGTTGAGCCGGCAACGGGTGTGCCGGTACTGCCAACCGGCGCCACCGAATATGTTCTGTTTATGTCTACCGTTCGCATATCACCTTTGGCCTTTCGTACAACGCCGATGCCACCACCAGCAAATGAGCCACACCGCACACGCCCATACCAACACCGCATCGGTTAGCCGCATATCACGGGTGTTATTTGTGCCGGCCGCGTTTCCACAAGTAGTAAATGCACCCGATCGCGCACACCCAAATGGCAAACATTGCCCAAGTGCGCCACGGAATCACACACGCCTATGTTGTTTCTTTCGTAGACGGTATCTAAATAAACGCCTCAACACTTTGAAACTTTGCCGTTGAGCCATACGTGCGTTCAAGGCCGGATGGCAGATTGGGCGAACATGAATCGTGAAATGCATATACTGCATATGCTGCTAGCGCGCCACCGTCTTACGAATGAACCCCAACACGCACCGGCAATGGACAAGGTTTGAGGCCGAGGCGCCGAGGCTACTATCACCGGGATACGCCAGTATTTCGCCACCCACGGTAAAGTTTTGCTCGAGGCGCCGGCGTTGCTTATGGGCGCTACCGTGCGCATCCCGTTGCCGGCCATCCATGAGCGAAAGCCATACTTTATCCAAGGCCCGGCTAACCAGGCGTGCCACGTCAATGGATCCGAAATTGGCGGATTCGTGGGATTCGGTGTGCGCCACCCGCCTTGCACGCGTGCCTCGAGAGGCTAAGTTGTCACTGAGGATTTGTTGCGCTATCCGCGCCACCGTGCCACCGGGCGTGGTGGCGGTGGCCTCAATCGATTGCCGTATCAACTCTCGAGAGGTTTGCGCGATTTCGTAAGCCTTGCCGGGCGCCAACTCCCGAATCTTTTGATTGGCCGCGGTTATCGTTGACATGCGGCCGAGTGGTTGCCGGCGTGCCGCTTTCGCTTCAGCGCCTTTTGATTCCGGCGGTATCCCGAGCCACTCCGCGGTTACATCGGCCGCCTCGGGCGCCGCGGTAATCCA